ATAAATTATTACATGAACAGGATCTTGAGCTAGGGGAAAGTACTTACTTCTCTGACTTCGACGAAAGTAAGGAAATCCCCAGTAGAGCCGAGATGCGTAAGGTGCATAGCATGCCTTCCCATAACATTAATGCTTCAGTCTTTGCGCCTCAGCAGAGCGGGCCCCGAAAGGGGCCGACGTACGTGGACGTTTTGTCAAACAAACCGCATCCATTACCCAAACCAATAGAGAGTAAGGTCGCCGGGGGCGACAAAGAAAAGAAAGAACCAAAGCCAACCTCGAAGAACGCGCGCAAGCAGCAGTTGCTTGACGCGAAGAAGAGGGATGCCGAGGCAAAACAGGCGGGCGCCGAGGACGCCGCGCGGGAAAAAGTCAGAATTGAGCAGGAACTGATCCGAGACACCCATAGGTTGTATGTAGTGCAAGCTGCGTATGATGAGGGCAAAGGACTAAAGGACCTGATTTTGATTGAAGAGCAGGAGAAAGGATTTATGGTACAAGGCATAGTCAAGTGTGGAGAAGTATACCAGGTAAACTGTGTGTTGCCCATCCTCCCTAGATGTGCTGAAGTCGTCCGTTATTCGAATTGTGGGCTGTTTGCCTACGCACCATTTCACGAAAGAGGTCGGAGAAGCCGAATGGTCAATAAACCAACGTTTGTATATTCTATGGGTGTACGATACAAGTTGATTGGAGGACCATTGGAACGGCTCAGATTTACCTTATACAACTTGGTGACCGAATTCATAACTAACAAGATGATTTGTGACCGAAAGGCCTTAGCGTGGGCAGTCAAGAAATCTTATTTGAGACACAACAACCAATTCCAAGATTTGGAAGGTGTATTGGACTTAATGATAGATGAGCCCTGGGTGATGCCTAGGCTACAAGACACAATTGCTAACCGGTATGAAGCCAGAGACACGGCCGTCGACACAGTGGCGGCTGTGATAAAGCTAAAATATCACAGACAATTGGCCCAACACAATACCTATCTAGACTACCTAATTACTTTTATGCTGTTTGTAAGTGTTTGTACAGCAGCATTCTCTGATAGTTTACCGGGAGCACTTAAACTCATTATTTCCACTATCTTAATTATACCTGGGTGTCTGAAAGGACGGTCAATGTACAATAAGATTATTGGACCAAATAGTGAGGGTATACTCAGATGGTATGAGAACAACATAACCAAGGTTCCGCTTGTGGTCTGTGCCAAGAGCCACATCCAGCGCAGCAAGTTCGACTCTGATCGAGAGCTGCCAGTGATGTGCTTGAAACATATATTGACCAAGACGCAAACTAAACCAAAGGAAAGTGTTCCAGTAGGGATCTATGGCACTACGTTGCCAGGATTTCCAATGGTGTATCCTTCCAACGACCAAGACAACTTAGAGGCAGCAATTCGTATCAGGATGGCCTTTGAGCGTGAGGTTGACGGAGCCGAATGGAAGAAATTCGAGGAATTCGCCAAAGCAGAGTTGCTTAGTTGGAAATCTAAGATTGATCCGTTGGATCTCAGGCCAATTGAAGAAGTGGCTGCCCAACAATGGCCCTCCTCTAGGGCCGAAGAAGTATTAAAAGCAGGAAGAGAAAACCTCGATGACAGAGATTACGTGTGTGAACTGTTTGTTAAAGGAGAAGCCTATTTGGGCAAGACTCCGGAAACGTACAAGCCTCGCATGATTTGGTCTCGCTCATTAAAATTCTTATATAACTTTGCACCGTACTTTAGTGCGGCAAACAAGGTGATTAAGACACTTTTAGATGGGCACGAGGGAACTCTGTATACTTCTGGTAGTGACCCGACTAAAGTTGGGATATTCGCGCAAGACATGGACGTCTATTCGACGATTTATGAGGCGGATGTCAGTAACTGGGACGGGTCGTTGCATAAGGGATTTCTGGAACTTGAAGTTTTCTTCATTGAAAACGTTCTGGACGTGCTGCCCCAGAACTGGGAGTGGCTCAAAGCTGGTTGGTTCCGTGTTGAAGGTACTGGTCATGGTTTACACTATATTGCGGATGGCGGCAGACGTAGTGGAGACTTGTGGACCTCTTCTTTCAATTCTATCATCAATGTGTTGTTAGTGTTGTATACGAGCAAAACCAGTTTAGGGCCTGGTATTAAAATTTTGGTGAACGGTGACGACAACCTCGTGGCCTCTAACTTAAAAATTAATACCCTGGGTGTAGTAGAAACTTACAAGAAACTGGGGATGGTGCTGGAACTGATAGTCCGTCCAACAGTAGAGGACTCCACATTCTGTAGTGGACGTTTCTGGTCCGTTGGAGGTCAGTTAATCTGGGGCAATATGCCCTTTAGAACATTATCTAAGTTCGGATTAAATCATGGTAACCACCCTCCTCGGAAGTTTCAATCTCTAATATATGGCACGGCAAAAGGACTGTTAGGGTCAGCCGGCCACGTCCCCGTCATCGGGGCGTTTTTGAGGGCTATATGCGAATCAGCTGAAGAATTAAATCTTACGGCTTACGCGCCCTTATCCGATGACAAATACAAAATTTCTGGAGGAATGTCTACTTACCCACTCTACGATACATACTTACAATTTGCAGCCATCTATGGGATGTCTGTGGATTCTATTTTGGCATTAGAAGAGGCAATTGAGAATTGTGTTGACATCAGAAGTTTCCCGTACCAGTGGATGGACGAAGACCTTCTTAAGGGCGCACTAATTGATGTAGGAGCCCATAGAAGCGTCGATAGTTTTGAATCTGCTTTCGAGAATCTGATGACAGGGGAGACGTCCCGATGGACAGAAATTTGTGTAACTATTCCCAGACAGGAGGAGATTTTAAAGTTAGAGAATGCCAAACGAGTTGGACTAGTCAGGTCAGCATTAGATTTTGCTGCACAAGAAGTTGCTCTGGGTTCTCCAGGATATGTACGCTTGTTGCACGTTCTGTTCACTATAATCTCCTATATAAACCTGGAGGCCGGTATTGCGGTGCATTCGGCATGGAATTCTATGGTTCTCAAGCAGAACACACGGAATCTGCCCATGTGTGCTAGAGGCAAACAAAAGAAAGGACCCCAAAAGAAGAAGAAACCAACCCAGCGCGGTAATCAAAACAGACCAGCATTGTCATCAGTATTAAAGGACTTGGCACGTGCAGGACTGATTGGTTCAGGCGCGGCATTGGGTGGTTATTTAGGAGGGGCGCCTGGAGCAATGATAGGTAGACAGCTAGGAGCTGGCGTATCCAAATACGTGGGGACAGGAGACTACACGGTCACTGACAACACCCTACTGGCACCTCGAAAGGGGGCGGTGTTTGGAAATGGCGGTCGTGCTGTAAGAATTACCCACAAAGAGTATTTGGGTGACATCATTGGCTCAACGGCATTTACCAGCAGGATATTTTATTTGAACCCGGGGTTAGAGAGTACTTTCCCTTGGCTTAGTCCTATCGCTGGCAGGTACCAGGAATATTCAATTGTAGGCATGGTTCCAGAGTTCCACTCAACAAGTGCGACAGCTCTGAATTCCACAAACACTGCCTTGGGTACGATAATGATGACCACACAATACAATCCGTTGAGACCGGCTTTCTCGTCGAAAATGGAGTGTGAGAATTATCAATACAGTACAAGCGGGCCTCCAAGCCAGGACCAAATGCATCCTATCGAATGTGCCAGTGGAGAAGCTCCTCTGGATCACCAATACATTCGTACCGGAGCAGTCCCAGCTGGAGAAGATGCTCGTTTCTACGATTATGCTTATTTACAAGTGTCCACCGTCGGTATGCAGGCTGCTGCCAACATCGGGGAACTTTGGATTTCATATGATATCGAACTGTATAAACCCGCCATTGATTCAGGACAATTAGACGGCCTATATTCATCCATTTCCAATGGAGCGTATACAACGGCGTCCAATGTGTTGGGATCAGTACAAACTACTCCATACGGTAATTTGCCTATGGAAATCACAGCCACTGCCGGCGGCTGGGATAGTATAGTGATAGATCCGTCTATCACAGCCGGCAGATTTGTGGTCGTGATTAGCTGGGTCGGTGGTGTTGCCGCCGCTCTGTCTTATCCAGGACTGACAGCTACTAATGCAACTCTCCAAAACTTCTTCCTTTTGAGAGCGTCATCATCTATATCTTCACCAATTAACGGAGTATCTTCTACAAGAGCTTCTATTATGGCGTGTTATACCATCGATGGCTACAGCTCCGCAGGAACAAAGATCGTCGTTGGAGTAGCGGGTACTTTACCCACTACCCCCACAACGGTTGATATTCAAGTGTTTGGCATTAAGCTGGAGAATTACCCGTACTAATCGTGCGGGCCAAGGGGTGTCTAAAGTAGTTAGCGACTACTACCCTCATGCACTTAGAAACTACGCGTTCCTTCCATAGTAGAAATGAAGCAAAACTTTCAAACGACGTGTCCTTGTTACGACGCGCAACGGTGATCACGGTTGATCGGTTGAACA